TCGGGTGCTTCGGGTGCGTCGGGTGCTTCAGGAGCGTCAGGTTCTCAAGGTGCTTCAGGTGCTCAAGGTGCTTCAGGTGCTCAAGGTGCGTCAGGTTCTCAAGGAGCGTCGGGTGCTTCAGGTGCTAGTGGTAGAACATATGAAGGTACTCGTGAGGATGATTTAGTTGACGAAGAGATTGATGAAAGAATATTAAGAATTATTGGATTAGATGATACAGTTGGTATTGATTATGCTACTTACAGAACTCTCTTAAGAGAGAAGATGGGAGAAGGCAGGATGGGTAGCACCACCATGTCTAATGAGGAAGTTGAATTAATAACAGAAGAATGGAAGAGAGTTAAAAATAAAGTTGGTAGATTTAGAGTAAGAAAAGATACTGCTGATGAAGGTGAGGATGGTGCGCCTGGTGCTACTGGTGGTATTAATTCAGATAGTTTCTTTAATAAAAAACCACCAAGTGATGCTGCTGGTGTTACCCCAGACGGTGCAGAAGAGAGTGAAGGTGGTTTAGGTGGTATAGAAGGAATAATTGATTCTATTAGAGCAACTGTAGAATCTATTTGTGATATTATACAGAAACAGTCTAGATTGATAATGAATGATATCAATCGTAGAAGTAGGAATGCTCAGAAGGGTCGTCGTGCTGGTGCAGAATCTGGAATGGAGAAGAAGAAGGGTGGTGGAATATTAGGATATGCGAAGAAAGCATTAAAACCTGTTATGGGTGTTTGGGAGATGCTTGTTAACTTCTTCAAGCAAATTATTATGGGTAGGATCTTATTCAAGTTTATAGATTGGGTCGGTAATCCTGCTAATCAGGGTAAACTTGATGCTATTACTAGATTTATTGGTGATTGGTGGCCTGCTTTATTGGGTGCATTTGTAATGTTTGCAACTCCTTTAGGTGGAGTGATAAAATTTATAGTTGGTAGTTTAATTAAACTAACAGGTTTTATGCTCAAGAAGGGCATACCTATGGCATTAAAAGCGATAGCAGCGAACCCGTGGGCAGCAGCAGCAGTAGCAGCAGGTGGATTAGCTGCATATGGTCTGTCTAAAATGGGTAAAGATAAGGAGGGTGAGGAAGAAGGAACTGATACACAGGCAATGAGTGGAGGTGGTACAGTTGAGGAAGTAGTAATTAAAGGTCGTGATGCTGTAGATGGTAAAGATGGTTTAGATAGTATTCAAAAAATGGTTGGTGGTGGAGAAGTAATACCATTAACAAAAGGAGTTCCTTTATATAATCAAGGTGGAGAGATTACTGCTCAAACAGGTGAGAAAGTTAAAGGGGCAGAACCTGATACACAATTAATCGCTGCTCAACCTGGTGAAGTTATGATGAGTAGAGATGCTGTACAACAGTATGGTGCTGATACTCTCTTAGGTATGAACGCTGCTGCTGGAGGTTCAAATGTTCCTCAAATGGCAGAGGGTATACAAAAGATGTCTGGTGGTGGATTAGTTGGTACAACCGCACCTCAAGAAGCGAAACCTCCTATTGAAGTTGATTTGGGTAATAAAGATTCTGAGGAAGTAGATCTAACACCTGGTGCTGCTGGTGCTGCTGGTGCAGACGGTGCTCAAGGTGTAGCAGGTGCAGATGGTGCTACGGGAGCTCAAGGACCACAAGGTCTTGCTGGTGGAATGTTAAAAGGTATTGGTGGTACTTTAAAGAAAGCAGGTGGAGTTGCTATGAAGGCGATGGACCCACTAGGAACTGGTAAAGGATTATTAGGTAGATTAGGTAAAGCAGTTGGTGGAGTTGTTAGTGGTATAAAGGATAAAATGGGTGGTCCAAAGGTAGAAGTTATGGCTAATTTAGCACCTACTTCAATACCTGAGATTGAAACGAGAATTGCTAAGTTAGAATTTGAGGTTGCTAAACCACCTGAAGCACCTGAACCTCCAACATCAAATGTTCAGAGTTTAGTTTTACCTGCACAGACTAAATCATCTTCTGCTCCTGGATCAGGATCAAAATCAGCAGAAAGATCTTTACCAGATTTTCCCGTATTTAAAGATACTCCCCAACGTAGGAATAATCTTGAATTATACGGTATTGTGGGGGTTAAATAATGGCAATTTCTGCTGGTAAATTGATGAATGTGTCTGCAGATAAAAAGGCACAATCAAAACCAAAAGCATCATTGGTAAGTACACCTAGTACTCAGTATTCTGTTCCATCTAGCGGTGGTGCTGATGGTGCTGGAGAAGATGGTGGTTCATCTAAAAGTGGTATATTAAAAAATCTATTAATTATTAAAGAGAAGACCATCACTATTGATGAGCATCTTAAAGAAACATATAAAAAACAAAAAAAGGATGTTCGAGATCAACGTTATGCTGAGAAGAAACAAAAAAGAAATTTTGCTGAGAATTTTTTAGAGAGGGATAATAAGAAAAAATCAGAAGGAAAAAATCCTCTTGGTAAGGGGATGGCAACAGTTGAAAACTTCTTCATAAGTACCCTCTTGGGATTTGTTATGGTGAGGTTATTACCATTTGTTGGTCCACTTGCTAAGTTCCTTAAATTTGCAGGAAAGGTATTTGATTTTATTATAAATTTTGCTGGTACTTTGTTTAATGCTTTTGCAGGTTTTGTCGAATTTGGATATAAAGCTGTTGATACTGTCAGAGGTGTAATTAAGAATGTTTTTGGTGAAGGAGGGGCAAAGAATTTTGATAAATTTACAAGCACCTTTACCAAATTTATGAATTTTGCCCTCATCCTTTTGATGGCAAGTTCTAATGTATTTAAAGGTCCTAAAGGTAAGGTAGGAAAGAAGATTGGTGAAAAGTTTAAAAAATCTAAACTAACAAAGAATACTAAACTTGGTAGGAAGTTACGCAAACTTAAGGCAAGAAAACTTAAGATGATGCGTAAACTTAAGTCTTCTAGGATAGGTAAGTTTGCAAAAGGTTTAAAAAAATTCTCACCTAAAAATCTTCTTAAGAGAGGTGGCAAATTCATTATGAAAGGAGGACCAGATAAACTCCTTAAAGGTGGTGCTAAGATGCTTGGAAAGGGACTGCAATTTGGAAAAGGTTTAGCATCAAAAGGAGCAGGTAAAATTGGTGGATTTGCTGCAAAGATATTTGGTAAAGCTGCTAAGTTCATTGCTCCTGCAATGAAGAGTGCTAAACCATTTGTATCAAAATTCTTTGGTAAGATTCCTATTGTTGGTCCTTTAGTTGTTGGTATAGTCTCGGTAATATCAGGAGAACCTCTTGGTAAAGCATTATTCAGAACTCTTGGTGCTGCATTAGGTGGTGCATTAGGAACGTTTATACCTATTCCTGTCTTAGGAACATTGATTGGTGAAACTATTGGTGTGTTTGTTGGTGATATGTTATATGAAGGTTTGATGGGTAAAGGTTGGGGAGCAGTAGGTAAAAAATTAATGGGTTCTTTAATGAAAATTTTTAGTGCTGGTAAAGCAGTTGCTAAATGGATTGGTGGAGGATTTACTAGATTCTTTAAGTCAGTACCTAAAATTAAGATACCTGATATTCCTAAAGACCCTCCCAAATGGATACCTGGATGGGTTCCAATGAGAAATAAAGTTTGGAATGTATTTAAAACAGGATTAAAAGTATTAATAGGACCATTATCTTTATTGATGGGTAAAGAAGTGCCTAACCTTTTATGGTTAATGAATCCTATAGAGACTATTCCTGCAGCAATTAAATCATTTTTCCCACCTAAACCTCCAGGTGAAGAGAAAGAGACTAAGTTAGAAACTAGTGAGATAGAAGACAGTAAAGATGATAAGAAGAAGAAAAAGAAAAAGAAGGTTAATCCAAAAGATTTGAAGATTAGCAAACTTCAGGAGGAACTTAAAGCAGCTAAAAAGAAAAAGATTCTTATCTTTAAGGTTAACAGGGTTGATCTTGGTGGTGATTCTGTGGCAGAACAAACTGGTTATGAACAGACAGGAACAACTGTTATAACACAACCTATAGTTAAGGAGACTATTGTTCCATTACCTCGTGGTAAAAATATTGCACTTGCTACTCGTAGTGCAGAGACAAAAACTAATATGGAGGCAGCACTATCATGAGTCAGTCTACTTCAGCTAATGCTGCTGTTCAATCAGGTAACATTACCAAATGTCTAATACAATCTGTTCGAGAGGAAGGTAAAGAAGCAGATGTATCTCAAGGTATAGTAGATTTTAATTACTATGAGAGTATATTAGACAATACTTACAGATTTAATATATCAATTGTTGATACTGGACAACAGGGTTTGACAGTTTTACGTGAACTTCGATTGTCTGGATTTGAAAAGGTTGATTTAGTTTTTGAAGATAATAAAGGTGAGAAGTTGAGATTTGAGAATGATAATGCATTATGGGTATCTGAAATAACAAATATTATGTCTTCTACTGAAAATACTACTTATAGTATTGATTTGGTATCTAAAGAATACCTTGCAAATGATCTTTGTAAGACTGAAGTATATTGTAGATATGATGGTGAAATATCTGATTCTGTTGAAGGTATTTTAAAAAGATATTTACAGACTGATAAAGGATATGAGGGTGATAAAACTAAGAACAACTATAATTTTATTGGTCAAGGTAAAAAACCATTAAAGTTATGTACTGAACTTGCTAAGATGTCAATCTCAGAAGAAGCTGAGAATTCTGCAGGATACTTCTTTTATATGACTTATGATGGGTTCAGATTTAAAGCTGCAGATATACTGTTTAAACAAGAACCAAAGAAGAAGTATATATTTAACAATACTACAGATCTTCCTGATGGATATGATGAGAAAATACTTGAGTATAATGCAAATAGTACCATAGATGTAAAAAGAAATTTGATGACTGGTACTTACGGATCAAAGGTTGAAACCTATAATCCACAGACTGATGAATATGATGATGATGCACAGGAAGTTGCTAATGAAGATCAAAATCCTTATGGTGGTATGGATCTTCCTCAGATTGGTGAGGAGTTTAAAGATAAGTTTGGTGAAGTTAGTAGAAGATTTTTTAGGAAGTTAGATATTGGTGAGTTACCTTCAGGGGATATTGACGATCAACTTGAAAAAGCAATTGATGAGAATATCAAAGCAACTGATGTATTTGCACAAGCTGCTATGCGTTATAATAAGATATTCACTAATCAATTAACAATAAAAGTTGCTGGGGATCTTAGTTTAAGAGCAGGTGATGTTATTAAGTGTGACTTCCCACAGCAAAGTACTGAAGAGATCCAAAGACCTGATGAGGAAATGAGTGGTTTTTATATGATCTCTGATATTTGTTATCATATGGAACCTGATAGTTCTCTAACTAAAATGAATTTGGTTAGGGATTCCTATGGAAGGGCGACAGATTCTTGAATTGGTAGTATACTACCTAAATAATATTACTTAGAGGGAGACTTGTATGAAAAGCATAGAAGATCACATTAAGAAGGATGAAGAAATCCTTGATGATCCTACAACTAATCCTGCTGCAAGAAGACATGCAAAGGAAGAGTTGCATGATTTAGTAGATTATGCAGAGCATCATAAAGATGAGATCGAAGCAGGAGATCACCATGATCCTAATGCACTTGAACTATGGTGTGATCAGCATCCAGAAGAACCAGAGTGTTTAGTTTACGACGATTAATACATGGCAGCCATTTCTTTATATAATGCAGAAGGACACCTTTCCAAGCGTACTTGGGAAGGTATTGTTGCGCCTAGAGAATCTTGGCCTAGACAAGAAGAATCTGCAACTAGTCCTAACGAGATAAAGAATTGGGGTCATAGAGTTAGAGTTAGAATAATTGGAGTTCATCCAAAAGATAAGCAGGATCTTCCAGACGATCAACTACCTTGGGCAGAAGTAAGAACTACTACTATGGGTAGTGGTCATAAGGGGACTGGATTGAGTATGGGAATTACTCAAGGTACTTGGGTTGAAGGTATTTGGGATGATCCAGATAATAAGTCTGGTCCTATTATTCTTGGTATTAAAGCAAATAAATCCACCACACCTTTAGTTAAGGAGCAACCTACTACTAATGGTTTTAAACAGATGAGTGGGTTTACTAATGATGATTTAGTTCCTACTGATAGTATTCCAGCATCACAAGGACAACCAATTGAGTCTAATATAAATCCTAATCTTCTTGCTGCTGGTGATACTAATATGCACAAGGAAGCAACCATTGGGTTGGCACAACCTAGTGAGTGTGAAAAGATTCCTATGGGTGAGATACAAAAATCAATCATAGGGATGCAACAAGATATTGAGAGAGCACAAGATCAACTTAAAAAATGGGAGAACACCACTACAGGATGGATTGAGGATAAGCAAGAATATATTAAAGATAAACAAGATATTGCTGCTAACTTTGTATCCAGAGGTATGAAATGGATGATGAAGGAGCAGCGTAAAAATTTGATGGAGACTATTAACAAAGAAACTAAGGCATTATATCATGATGTGAATCCATTAGATCGAGATAAAGTTAAAGCTGCAAAAGATACCACATTAGAACTACTTTCTTGTGTTTACAGTAATGTTACCAAGAATCTATTTAAGATGGTTGGTGATTTTTTAGGCAAGATCATGGAAAAGTATATCAATGTTCCCATGTGTGCCATCGAGAATTTTGTTGGTGGTTTAGTTGGTAATCTTTTAGGGACTATTGGCAATATGGTTGATAGTATAATGGGAAGAATTGCTAGTATACTTGGTAGTTCATTTAGTATTGCTGATTCTATTCTAGGTCTTGTTGATCAACTTGTAGGGTTCTTTAAATGTGATGATGCTCAGGAATGTCCAGAAGCAAATGAGTGGGATATATTTGATGGTGGTCAACCAGCAGCAACATTTAATGTTGATAATATTTTAAATCAAGCAAAGGAAGTTACATCAAACGCTTCAAAGTTAATGGTTGACTTTGATACACTTAAGAACTTCTCTCTAGATAATGTAGTTAATGCTGGAGTTAGTGCTGCTAACCAGTGTAATGTTGGTCCTTTATTTTGTGGTCCTCCTACAGTAGAATTTTGGGGTGGTGGACTTGAGGCAGGTGCAAGTGGGCATGCTAGAGGTAATGCAATTGTTAGTGCAGCAGGAGATATTCTTGGAGTTGATATTATTGCCAGTGGATTAGGTTATCGGAAGCAACCATTTGTCACTATTAAAGATAATTGTGGTAAAGGTAAAGGTGTTACTGCTAGAGCAAATATACAAACAGATGGTGGTATAGATCCTAATACAGGTCAACCAACATTTAGTGTTGGATCAGTTACTATTTCTGAGGAAGGTTTTGGTTATCCCAATAAACCAGATGGTGATATGGGTGGTGATGGAAGAGTATGGGCAGATAAGAATCAAACTATTGTTAAAAGAGTAGATGGTAAGTGGGAACGATTTGATCCTGATGAAGAGATACCAAATGTAGATACTACAACTCCTAATGTTGATGGTGGAGTCGGTGATCAAATTCTTAAACCAGAAGATAGGAATATTGTTGGTGTAGATGATTCATTAATTGGACCAGGTGGAACTATTACTCCAACTATGTTAGGGGGTGGAACTGGTGGAACTGGTGCTCCAGAAGGAGGAGGAGGTTCTCTTAGTGGTATTGGTGATGATGGAGATCAACCACAGGCAGATAGAATTGCTCGTAGAAAAGGAGTTACACCAATTGCAGGAACTGGTCCTAATGGTGAGACTGATTTTAATGCATTCCCCAATTTAAGTGTTGGTAGTTATCCTGTAGTTCTATATCTTTGTGGTATGGAGATTGAGAATTCTGGTTTAAATTACACATCAACAGATCAGATTGTTATTTCACCTAATGATGCAGGTGCAGAAGTAAGACCAACATTTGGTCCTTGGGGTGTATTAACTAAGGTTGAGATTATTAACGGTGGAAGTGGATGGACAGAGAGACCTAATATCTACATTAGATCTCAAACAGGATATAATGCAGTTATAGTTCCACGTTTTTGTATACAGAGAGTTGGTGATGATACTGAAGGGGATATTCCTGCAGGTACTCCAACTCTTAGTGTTATTGATTGTGTTGGTGAGGTAAATAGAGGTGAGGTAGATCCTTCTACAGGTTATCGAATAATAGAGAGTAAGTAATGTCAAAAATAGCAGTTCACAACCCAGTTAAACTGAGTGATAGTTACGGACATTTAAAGTTCGGTCATATTAATCCTAATAATGCACTAGCAGGTGTTCTTATTAGGAATGGTCATCCTGGTCAAGCATCCGAACATTATATGATGATGATGTCTACAGGAGCACAGAAGGGTGGCACTATTAATAGATGTCCAGGTGTTTATCAAATACATTGTGGTGAGAGACCTGTAACTGATATTGGTTTTATGTTAAATGTTGCTGAGGGTGATATTGTTCTCAGAGCAAATCGTGGTAGAATAAGAATGGAGGCAGAGAATGTAGATATTCATGCTAACCAAGGTGTAATTAATCTTGACTCAAACGAGAAAATTAATATGAAGTCTAAGACTATTGAAGTTAATGGTGATTCTGTTGTAAAATTCTTCTCGTCAGGACTTTGTGAGATTATTGGACAGAATACACTAAACTTCTTTGGTGGTTTAGTTGATTGTGTTGATGGTGCTACTACAGGGTTACCATCTAAAGGTGCATCAAAATTTGAAGATCAACAAAGAGAGGTTTAATGAAGTTTCCAGACGTAGAAATTAGGAAGACATTATTTGTCGGTGAAGGTAATCCTGGATCTGTTTTAGGTGTAGGTAAAGCACAGATTAGAGGTGGTGCTTATGTTGAAGCACCTATGGTTGTTGGTGCTCCAATATTTTTATTCTCGGAAGCAACAATGATGATCGCTAACACAGTTAACCCTGATGCAAGCTTTCCTCCACTTTCATTAAAAGTTAAGGGTGATTCTGTAATGGAGGGTAATGGCAGAATGTCAAATACCCTTAAGATATCAGGACCACAGACTGACTTATTGTATGTTGATGGAGATGCCTTCTTCACTGGTGCAGTTGACTGTGGTAATAAAGGTAAACTTGCTTCGAGATTTGCTTCTGCTGATGGTAAACCAAAACCTTTTGATATAGAACATCCTACTAAAGGTAAAGGTCATAGACTTAGATATGCTTGTATTGAGGGACCAGAGGTTGCTGTATATCATAGAGGTAGACTAAAAGATCATGAGAGAATTGATCTACCATATTATTGGAAGGATTTGGTTGCAGAAGAAAGTATTACTGTACAGTTACAACCTATTGGAGATAGACACTTCCATCTCAGCGTGGTAGAATTCAACAATGAGTTTATAATTATTAGTGAAGCAGATGACAAACCAATTGATTGCTTCTATCATGTCTATGGTGAACGAAAGGATATTAATCCACTGATCACAGAATATGAGGGTGATAGTTGGGCAGATTATCCAGATCCAAACTTTGACCCAAATAAAGTAGATTCTGATGAAAGGATATATAATGATCCTAGATTCTCTGGTCCTCCTAATACAAACACAAAATAATGCCTCGATATCGCTTCCTTGGTAACGGCAACGGAACCAAAAAGAAAAAGAAAAAAAAGCATACTGAGAGTGACAAACCTAAAAAGAAAAAATACAATGGATGAACAAACTTTAGTATTGGTAAGTGGAGGATTCGATCCTATACATAGTGGACATATTGAATACTTTAAAGCAGCAAAGCAACTTGGAACTTTAGGAGTTGCTGTTAATTCTGATGATTGGTTAATTAGGAAGAAAGGTAAGTATTTTATGAATGTGGCAGAAAGGATGTCTATAATTAAAGAATTGAAGTGTGTTGATGTTGCTATTGAATTTAATGATAAGGATGATACTGCTAATGATGCAATATGGATGGCACTTGAAATATATGATAAGGTAATATTTTGTAATGGTGGTGATAGGACTAGAGGTACTACTCCAGAGATGGAGAAGTATGGTGATAATCCTAGAGTCAGTTTTGTTTTTGGTGTTGGTGGGGAGGATAAAAAGAATAGTAGTTCATGGATTCTTAATAGATGGAATGAAGAAGTTAATATACACTGAAGAGAATTTTATAACTCCAGAAGAATGTCAAGAACTTATTAAATTATCTAAGGCAAATCCAGACGAGATGCCTTACGGTGATGAGAGTAGAGGTGGTAATACATATCTAACAACTCTTGATGGAATATACTTTGAATCTCAAAAGAATAATGCTGTTGATAGAGTAACGAATGTTTGTAAAACATTTGATCAAAGGGTAATTATAGATTATGCAGGTGTGGTAAGGTGGCCTTCTGGTACTTTTATGAAACCTCATATTGATCCACATAGACCTAATCAAGAACCTGATTTATTTGCAGCAGTTCTTTATTTGAATGATGATTTTAATGGTGGGTACACTTGCTTTGATGATTATGAGATAAAACCAGAGACAGGTAAGTTACTTATCTTCTCAAATTCTGTGTATAAACATTCAGTCAGTAAGATTGATGATGGTGAGAGATTTGCTCTTAGTATATGGTATAACCAATGAAGAAAGTAATGTATGTTGAGGATGATTTTTTAAGTCCATCTTTATGTCAACCATTTATTGATCTTCATGAGAAGGAAAATGATTCCTTTTTAGAAACAGTAACCCATTCAAATTCTGGTGAGACTTTAAGTTATTCTCCTAAGATACCAGAACCAGATGGTGATTATGGTGCAATATATTTGGGTGGAGATGTACGTCCTGTTGATATTAAATTGACAAAGGATGAACTCTTTAAAAATGCTATTAGTAATGTAACCAGTATTTGTAAGACATTTGTTAATGACATTCAATTGGATTATTGTGGTGTTATAAGATGGCCTAAGGGTACATTTATGAAACCTCATTATGATAAGTCTGAGATGTTTAGTCCCAATGTTCTTGCAGCATTTTTATATCTGAATGATAATTATATTGGTGGTCATACTCAATTTGATACGATAGATGAAGAAGTGTGGTTTGATGTTAAACCAAAAACTGGTAAGTTATTAATATTCTCAAATCGAGAGTACCTTCATCATGTTAGTGAAGTTGAGTCTGGAACTCGATATATACTGTCCTTCTGGTTTAATGCCAAGACTTGACACGTTGATACTAGGAATATATAATAGTACAGTAATCAATTGATTCTCAGTTTTGTCCTTTGGTTACAAATTGTTTAGTGGGAGTACAAAAGATCTCTATGGTAGAAAGAGTGCCCACTTTTAGACAACCAAACGCTATATTTTCAGCCCCGTTTTTTATAGAGCAAGTTGATTTAGATAAAATAACATTAGAGTCTGAAGAGTACAGCGAATCCTTCCTCAGTGGTATAAAAACTACAATGGGGAAGGATCGTTTTTCTGATGAGAGTTACCAGTATGTCTCTCAATTAATTTTTGAATGTATCGGACAGTTCTTAGATCAATCTTTTTATATTGGACAAGTCTGGAGAAATAAATATAATAAGGAAGACTGGCAAGATCCCCATATTCATTCTGGTGCTCAATGGAGTTTTGTAATATATGAAACCGTTGAACACTCTAAAACAGTTTTTATGAATCCTTCTAGGAAGGTTATGATGAATCAATGGGGTATGTACACTGAGTCATTGATGATGGATTTTATCCCTCAAGTCCCAGCAGGACATATCATTATATTCCCTTCATGGATTGAGCATTTTGTTACTAGTGGTAATGAAGGGACAACTGTATCAGGTAATGTATATTTACAAGAACCACCAAAAGGACCATGAAACTTAAAATCACTTGGGAATATGTCTGGTATGAAGAACAAGTCGTTCGGATGTGTTATATAAATGGTTATCCTTATACCTTTGAAGATCTTACACCAGAAGAATGTACAGATAAGAAGGTTGCTAGTGAAGCAAATCAGAATAAGGATAAAGGAGTATTATATACTTCACAAGACTTGTTTAGATTAGGACAATATCTTATAATGGAAGAAGCACATCCAGAGCATTTTGATTTGGAAGATCAAATAGAAAACCCTAGAGAATTACCACTAGACTAATGGAATTAACAGAAGAAAATGTAATGAAGGTTCTCGAAGACCTTATACCATATATTGAAGCAGATGGTGGATGGTTAGAGTTTGTAGAAATAGAAGAAGAAACGAACCTTGTTAAAGTAAGATTAGGTGGTGCATGTGAGTCATGTGCTATGAGTGCTATGACCCTGAAACAGGGGATAGAAAAGAAAGTGATGATGGATATTCCTGATTGTGTTGGAGTTGTTCAGGTATTATGATTTTAGCAACAGTATTGATAATTGTATCAGTCCCATTTGTGGCATTAACTTTATACATGGGAACAAAGGGTGGATATTATGATAGTGATGACTATAAAGGTGATGGATGTGCTCACGATGTGAAACGATGAGACGATACACATATGATGCGAAAAATTATCCCCTGTCAGAAATTGCTCTAGGGTCGATTCAAAAGCATTATCCTGATGTACAGGATTTGTCTTTATTACATGAGTATGTTCCTGCTAAGAAGATTGGAGAACTAGCAAAGATTATAGGTAAGGATTTAGCAGATACTAATTTTTATGAGATCTTTGATAAACTCTTAAATGATTATGTCTCTTTGGGTGAGATATTGGTACAAAGGTTTGGTAATATACGAATTAATATACCCAATCAAGATAAGGATGGAACTGTTTTACCATTCCATCAAGGTCAATGGGTTGGTAATGGTTTAGGTCTTAGAACTATATGGTTACCTTTTACTGATGCCTATGATAGTAACTCTCTACAAATAGTAAACCTTATGGATAGTAGGGAAATTACTAATGCGTGTAAGGAGTGGGACTACCCTAGGCTTCAAGAGGAATGTCAGAAGTCCTGTGAACCAGTCAATATTAAGAAGGGTCAGTTTATATTGTTTACTCAGGAGCATATTCATGGTGCTGCTCCTAATAGAACTGGTAAAACTAGAATGAGTATTGATGTTAGACTTCTATTAAAAGGTGGTCAACCTCATAGGAAATGGCCTGGTGCATATTTTAGGAAATTGGGTGATACGAATATTCATTCACGTAAGGTCGAGATTAAACACAATGATAATGTTGTAATGTATGCTGAGTATGAGGGATTTAAGACGAGATATATTGATTTGCACTTCCAAACTTTGACCGTCAAAGACTATTGTAATAGGATGGGTTATACATTCCCACATCAAACTGGTGATAATGAGGGTAGAAAACATACTTATCTAGAGTATTTGATTCAAGAAGGTAATCTTGATCATATTATGATGTTTAGTATCTTTTCTTTACCTGATGATTATCATAGAAGAGACTATATTATGCGTTTGGCAGTCGCACTTAAAGTTAAGTTGCATTTTGCTAACGAAGAGTTTGTATTAGATAGTTGGGAGATGCTAGATAAGATAGAGTACTTAAGAAACTTCACTACAGATTGGAGCAACCCAGTATATGAGAGTTCAAATATGGCACTCGCCAGGCATGAATGAATGGCGATGGTCTTTATATACCAGACGCTATGCACCTAAAGGAGATTACCATCAAGAGACTGGTAGTAGGAAGGAAATTCGTGATGCAATGAATGATGTAGCAACTACTATTGAGCATTTATTGGAACAGAAGGAAAAAACCTGCGAACTTGAGGGTATAAATATATAACATACAAAGCTTTATCAGTTAAATAAAATGGGTCTTAGTCGCTTAGATAATTTTCTGAAGAACAGTCGTGGAGATATTCTTTACGTTGATCCTTCTAGTATAGACTCAACCGATAGTATTGAGAACCAAGGTAACTCTCTGGTAAGACCCTTTAAGACAATTCAAAGGGCACTGATTGAGGCTGCGAGATTCTCCTATCAAAAGGGGTTGGACAACGATAGGTTCAGTAGAACCACAATCATAGTATATCCAGGTGATCATACTATAGATAATCGTCCTGGTTGGATACCTATTCAAGATGCTCCTTTGTCTGGTAATACCTGGATGACTAGAGGTGGATCTGGTGCTAGTGGATTAACAGAATTTACGTTAGATACGAATTTTAATATAGAGAGTGATGATAACGACCTTTATAAAGTTAACTCTGTCTACGGTGGAGTTATTATTCCCCGTGGTACATCTATTGTTGGTTTAGATCTTAGAAAGACTAAGGTTAGACCTAGATTTGTTCCAAATCCTGAAGATGGAACGATTGATCGCACATGTTTATTCAGAGTTACAGGTACTTGTTACTTTAACCAGTTTACATTCTTTGATGCAGACCCCAATTCATTAATATATCAAGATTACGGTAATAATAAGTTTGTACCTAATAAGTCACACCACAAGTTAACTTGTTTTGAATATGCTGATGGTGTTAATCCAGTTAAGTTTAACGATTCATATTTAAATTATAATACAACGAGAACTGATCTCGATATGTATTATCAGAAGATTGGTTTATTGTATGGAACTTCTAGTGGAAGAGACATTACTCCAGACTTCCCTAATACAGGTCAAGACATACAGACCAAGATTGATGAATTTAGAATTGTTGGTTCTCAAGGTCAGAATATTGGTATTAGTAGTATTAAGGCAGGTGATGGTAATACTGCTACTACTGAAATTACAGTAGATATTACTGAATCAATCACAGGACTTGATGTTGATACTCCAATTAGGATTGAAGGAGTTCCTGTTGGTGGATATAATGGTTCATTTGTTATTAATAAGGTAGAGAGTAGTAGTAGAATTAAGTATAATGTATCTTCTGCTCCTGCAAATGCACTCCCTAATATTGTAAGTGGATCACCAACACTTAATGTTGTTGTTGATTCTGTTACATCTGCTTCTCCATATATCTTTAACTGTTCATTAAGATCAGTTTATGGTATGTGTGGTCTCCATGCTGATGGTGATAAGGCAGATGGATTTAAATCTATGGTTGTTGCCCAATTCACTGGTATAGGACTTCAAAAAGATGACAATGCATTTGTTAAGTACAACACTACGTCTGGTGTATATGAGGACAGTAATGCTGTATCTAATCTACACACAGATTCAAGAGCACTCTACAAACCCTCGTACACCAACTACCATATTAAAGCATCTAACAATGCGTTTTTACAATTAGTATCTACGTTTGGTATTGGTTATGCTAATCATTTTGTAGCAGAGAGTGGTGGTGACCATTCTATTACAAACTCTAACTCTAACTTCGGTTCGAGAGCGATTGTTTGTAAAGGATTTAGGGCAGATGCCTTCCCAAGAGATGACACAGGATATGTTACACATTTCATTCCTCCACAAGAAATTACAACAACAGATATAGGTATTGAATTTTTACCTGTTGATGTTGAGAAGACAGTTGGTGTTGCTAATTCATCTAGATTATACTTATATAATGAATTTAACGTAAATAACCCACCAAATACAGTATTAGAAGGTTATAGACTTGGTGCTGCTGCTCATGATGATTTAAAAGCAATCTTTAATATTAATGGTAATCAAGTTACTAGAAAGTCTAGGATAATTCTTCCTGATACCCAAGGTACTGGTACAAGAGAAGTAAGTTCTGTTAAGACAACTACTGTTGGTAGAAATACTATTGGTATTAATAGTATTACCTCAAATATTTTTACTTTAACTGATAGTCATCAGTTTATTAATGGTGAATCTGTTAGGGTTATGAGTGATGATGGTGAACTTCCTGATGGTATAGATCACAACTCAGTTTACTTTGCAATTACTTCTGGTATTAATAGTGACCAAGTTAAATTGGCACAGACTTTAAATGATACTATTAGTTTGTCTCCAATATCTGTTAACAGTAAAGGTGGTATTCTAAGTATTGAGTCTAGAGTATCGGATAAAGGATCAGGTGATGTTGGTCATCCTGTTCAATATGATAGTACTATTGGTCAGTGGTATGTTAATACAAGTACGATTAATAACGAGATCTATGATTCTGTTGTAGGTTTAGGAACTTCAACTTTAGGTAGTGCAACTCCAAGGACATTTATTAGTAGAAAACCTGATACTAGATCTCTAGATGATAGGATTTATAAGGTTAGATTTGTTGTACCTAAAGATGCTACAGTTCTATCAAAACCACCAACTGATTCATTCGTTATTCAAGAATCTAGTTCTACTACTGGATTAACAGATGCAGAAGTTCTTAAGTTTAATAGTATTGATCCAGTTCAACTTAATAATACATCTGAATTAAGGAACCCAAGATTTATATCTAATGCGGTTTGGGATGCTGGTATTGGAACAGTTGGTGTTGCTACTCTTACTACTGAGATTCCACATGAATTATCTGTTGGATCTGTAGTTAAGGTTGTTAATGTACTATCTGGTCTTAATACAACTGGATTGGGTAATACTGGATATAATGGTGAATATAAGGTAACTGGTAGAACATCTAGAAGAGAGTTTACTGTTGGTATTAAGACAGATCCAGGTGTATTTAATAATGATACTTCTGCAAGAAATACAAATCTTCCAAGGTATACTAGAACTGAAACTAAGAACACTTTATTTGTTTATAAGAAGGACGAGATACAAGAGTATGTCTCTAATGTAAAGGATGGCGTTTATCACTTAACTTTAATTGATGCATCTAACCGTCCTAGTGTAGAACCATTCGATGAGATGAGGTTCGCACAACCAGTTAAGAGTCTATATCCTCAAATGGATAGAGATAATCCTGTATCTGATCCAAATCAGACTAGGACTTTTGCTCTACCATCACCTATTGGTTTAACTGAGGTTAATGATCCTCAGAACAGTCTTACTAAAGAGACTATTAACAAGAATATTAGAGACTTTGAGGTTGGTGTTGGAATTGTTGAAATTGAATCACAGAGTGGTACTGCTCATACACTAACAACAGAACTAGATCATAACCTTAATAGAGTTAATGTTGTTGCAATATCTAGTGCTGGTTTTGGATATGGTGATGGATCTGGATCTATTCAGACACTTTTCAACGCTAATTTAGTTGGTATTGGAACCTCTGTAACTGGTAAGAACGCAACTGCCAACATCAAGATCAGTCCTACAGGTCAGATTACTGACGTTAAAATTGTTGATGGTGGATCTGCATTTGGTATAGGTAACACACTTGCTGTAGTTGGTGTTGCTACTACCGCAGGATATGTTGAAGGTGTTGTTCAAGTAACTCATATACATGATGCAACTAATGAGATATTAAATGTTGAGGGTATTCGAGATAGTGTATTTGATGATTACAATAATCTTTATAAGGTAACTAGTGTTCCTGTTGGAGAATCTAATAAAGTTAATGTATCGTCTGCGACTACGGTTTATGCTAATTATCAATTTACTGGTGATACGGCAATAGCAGGTGTTAATACCAATGGTTTGACGAAAATTAATAATACTATTCTCTCAGATGTTACTTCATATGTAACTGGTGAGACAGTTGGTATAACTTCTCTTACATTTGATCATGTTGCTGGTATTGCTAGTGTTACTACAGGTAAATCTCATGGTTTACTTAATAATAGCACTGCGAGAGTTATAGGATTTAATGAGACAATCTTTAATGGATCATTTACTGTTACTAATGTTTATACTGTAAATTCGTTTGCTATTAATGTTGGTATATCTACTGTAGCAGTAGTACCAACAGGAACTGGTTCCATATATCCTACAGGATTTACTGCTCAAGCAGGTGCTATTGATCCTGCTAATGAATTTGCGTCTGCGAGATTATCTCCTCAGTATGCAGGTATTACCACAGCAATTACTGTTGCATTAACAGACCCAACGATTAATACACTAACAGTTCTTAATGCTCTTAAGTATAACTGGAATGTTGGTGATTATCTTATCGTTGATAATGAGATTATGCGTATCAGTGAGACTGTCGTACAGGATACAACACTTGATGTATTCCGTGGTCTTTTTGGAACGCAGAAACAAGATCATGCTATCGGAGCACAGATAAAGAGAGTTAAGTTTAAACCAATTGAATTTAGACGTAACTCAATTATTCGTGCGTCAGGTCATACATTTGAATATCTTGGATATGGACCAGGTAACTATTCTACTGCATTACCATCAAGACAGGACAGGCAGTTTAGGAATGTAGAGAGAGTTCTATCACAGTCTGTATCTGATAATGCTGGTACTCCATACTATAATGGTTTGGATGACCAAGGTAACCAATATACTGTTAACAAGTTTACTAGTGGTTCCACTGGACAAGACTTGATTACTGGAGCACCAGTACCAACAATTCGAGGTGAAGATATTACTTCTAACAGTAATGCTGTTGGATTTGATGTTGAGGAAACCGATCAAATAACTGTCAACAGAAGTATTAAGGTTGATGGTGGAAGAGATAAGAATATTGTCTCTGAGTTTAATGGTCCTGTAGTCTTTAATAAGAAGGTAACTACAAACGCTCCTGTTGAAGCGAACAGTCTATTCATTCAGGGTACAGAAACTATTGCTAGAAAATATAGTGTTGGGGTATCAACTCCTGCTATCTCTGGTAACGTAGGTGATATAACATTTGATTCAGAACCATCTTCAGGTGGAACTGCTGGTTGGGTATACACTGATGACAATAACTGGATGAAGTTTGGACCTATCCAAGCAAATCCAAATGGTGCTTATGTTGGTATCTTTAGTGGATCATTTGTAGGAGATGGTTCACAGTTACAAAACGTATCTGATGTTTGGGTATTTGATGGTGTTGGTATATCTACCACAGCACAGGTTGGTATTGAAACTACACAGGCAAAGTCAGGTTATTCTTTATATGCTGCTGGTGCGGTTCTATTCGAGAACAGTGTTGAGTTCAGAATGGATACTGTTCTTTGGAATGTACCTGATGGTTGGTTGATTAATACTGGTATTACTACCTTTAATCAACAACTTAATGCTAATACGTTTAGAACAGTTGGTATCTCGACTCATGAAGCAGACGTATTAATTACAACTAACCCAGCAACAACTGGAGATTCGGATGGTAACTTCCTAAGATTTGTACAAACTGATACGATCTTAAATGCTGCTTATAAGTATGGTGGTATTAAGTGGGAAGGTTTTGATACTGGTAACGAAGGTACTAGAGGATTTATTGAAGGTGTATCTGAAGGATCATCTGGACAGTTTGGTATTAGCTTTGGTACAATGGAGACTGGAGCATCTAATCCACAAGAGAGACTTAGAATTGCAGCGAATGGTAACATAACTTCTACTGGTACAATCACAGTTACATCTGATGAAAGTATCAAGAGAGATGTTGAGACGATTCCACACGCTCTAAGTACGGTTCAACTGCTACGTGGTGTAAATTACATACGTAAGTCTAGTGGTCTTCCTGAAACTGGATTGATCGCACAAGAGGTTGAGAAGGTTCTTCCAGAACTTGTAGAAACACATCCTGATACAGGACTTAAATCAGTTGCATATCAGAACATGGTTGGTCTTTTGATTGAATCAATCAAGGAACAGCAATTACAGATTGCAGAACTAAAAGAAAGAGTAAACAAACTAGAATCAAAATGAAATTAAATAGACCATTAAGGCATTTGCGTTTAGACCAATGTCAGTTCTTTTGGTGGGATTCACGGATTGATCCAAGAGAACCAGATTACGATCCAGATTACGATCCGTCACAAACCCCTATCAAGGGGTTTTTTTTATGCTAAAATAGGGTCAGTAAAATTAGATTGATGCATTTTTATTGTGATGGATACAAAGACAAACCCCATAGGTTTGGATTTGGTGAGACTACACGATCATATGATAAGAGACATAAAGATGGTGATTATGGTAAAGCAAATCAAGTTATAGATGTATATGATGGTGAACGCATCCAGTTGGGATACTGGGAGGATCAGTCTACAAGATTTGATGGAGAGTTGAATATAAACCATCAAGATCATGTTGTACATGCTTGGTTGAAGAAAGATATACCTGGTGTTAAGGAGATTGGTAGAGAGACTTTTGAGGTTAATGAGGATATTATTAGTGTTGACGTTGTAGTTCAAATGATTGAAGAGAAATGGTTCTCTGGTGCAAAAAAGAAATGGAAGACGTTTGATCCACGCCCATATCAACAGAATTTTTTAAATAAGATATCTAAAGCATGGCAATCTGGTCACGAACAGTTTTTATTATTTGCAAAGTGTCGTGCTGGTAAGTCTGTAATGACTCTTCAACATATTGTGAATTGGGATTATAAGTTTACTGTTGTATGTTCTAGATTTGATTCACCACAGCAATCATGGAGGGATGATTCTAATACCTTCTTCCCAACTATTAAATATATTTCAGTTAAGGATAAGAATTGGAAACAGGATTTAGAATTTTGGATGGAACGTCCAGTTAATGTTGTTTTATGGGCAACTGTACAATCGTTAATGAATCGTGAGATACCTCAACCAGATTTACTTGTTGCTGATGAGTGTCATATAGGTTCTACAGCAAAACAGTTTACTGAACTTAAAGAGAGATATAATACTAAGATACTCTATCTATCTGGTACTGCTTACAGCATAGTATGGGATTTTAAGGATGATAATAAGTTTGTCTATAGTTATTTTGATGAGCAGTTAGATTCTATGAAGGGTGTATTTGATGAACCTCGTCCTAGGATGTTACCAACAATAAAAGTGTATGATACACCTGCATATCGTAAGATTTTTGGTAGTGATCCTGATTCAATTAATAATACATTCCTGATAGATCAAGAGACTGACAAGTTTTTAAATCCAGAACTTCCTCGTGACTTTGCATATGATAACTTTGATCCTAAAGGTACACAAAGAGAGGTTGGATTGAAGCAGAAGATCTTCCAAGGAAGATATATGATGATGGCACTATCTAAAATAGCAGCATGCCATGAGTTTAAAAAAATTGTTGATTGTTGGTGGCCTACTTTAGTTGTTACTAGTGATACTAAAAATAAGGCAGATGAAATTAATAAGTTTATTGAGGAACATCCAAAAGCACTTATTCTTACTTCATCTGCAAATGTATTAGGATTTACCAATGAGAAGATTGATACTATTATCAACTGTAAGGGTGGTGAATCTCTTGAGTTCTGGAATCAATTTGCCTTCCGTGGAGGATCAGGTACACATAATTGGCATATGATTGACTTCAATGGTAAACGTGCTCTTAAATCAATGCATGCTTCATTCCAGTTAGCATGTGATAGTAATCCTGAGTTGAGAGAGTATCATGAAACTCAGTTTATGGATCTTAAAGGTTATGATAATGGTTTTAGGGAACTAACAAAGGAAGAATTTGATAGTATTCTATCTACTGATATTGATTCTACTATGACTACAATGGAAAGTTTAGAGTCAATTTTAAATTTAGATGATGTTGAGTTTAACTACAATGTAAATACTTTTGCTACAAATAATGAATCATCAAAGGTAATAAAAAAGGCACTTGCAGGTGATGAGGATATGAATAATGAGATTGGTTATAAAGCGGAGATTGATACTGTAAAAAAGTCTAATGAAGACCCTAACAAATGGAAGAAGAAAGTAGTTAGGGCAATTTTAAAGAGTATACCTCTTTGTATTTTTTATATCTTGAAGGAAGGTAAGAATGTTAATACTATAGATGATATTTTAAAATCACCAGTCTATATTGATATTAGTGGTGATACTGAGGGTATACTCTCTGATGTTATAGATGCTAATCACAATAGTAGAGAGAAACTTACACGTCGTATCGGTACAGAGTCTAAAACTATCATAACAAGTATGAGAGAGTCTGTAACTAAGACTTTAGATACTCTCTCAGTGTCCTCTGCCATCCAGCAACCTATTCCTTTAATTCTTCTTGATCCAATGATTAATAAATTAAAAGACACCTCACAGACTCTTATACACTCTGATCCAAGCGGTTCTCATACTGCTAGGTTATTAGAACAAAATGTTAATGTTCATGAATTGACAGTCTGGGATGATTGTGCTAACCACAGAAATAGGGTAGAATATATTGATAAGCATGTTACCCTAACTAACGAACAACCAGTGTTACGTCCAACAGCGATTCTTGCTAATCCCCCTTATCAAGATCCAAACACTAAAGCAAAGAATAATAAGCAATGGAATAAGTTCCTATTGCAGCATGTTGACATGTTAGTGGATGGTGGGGATATGTGTGAGGTTTGTCCTGCATCATTTATTGGTACTACTGGGTTTGGTAAGAAGTTCCTTAAACTTTGCTCTACGGTTTATAATTTAAAGGAGATTGATTATACAGCAGACCAACACTTCACTCAAGGAATAAAAATTTGTAGTTGGCATTTAACTAAAGAACCATATCAGGGTAAGACTAGAGTTATTACAGATGATGGTGAGTTTGATTGGGATCTTCGTGATGGTGTACCAGCATGGGGTGATAAAGTATTAGAGACTTCTATTTTGAATAAGATTGCTACCTCTAATCATCCACGTATCCCACTGAAGATGGGTCAAGCGATTGCTAAGGAAGATTATTGTGATGATGGTAAGTATGAAGTCCTACATTCAGGTAATATTACTTGGAAGACTAATATAAAACCTGAGACTAGTGATGTATTGAAGTTTGTTGTACCATACTCTATGTCATATAAGAAGAGATTTATAACCAATGCACATATTGGTATGCTCAATGCATGGTGTCCTATTGTAGATGAAGAAGAAGGTGAGAGATTATCTAAGATCTTTGAGCATCCTTTGATTCAGTTATATGTTGATAAGTATAAGAGAACTGGTGGTTTTGCTCCTGCTGTTAAGAATGGAGAAGTACCTGATATTACAGACTATGATGATCTAGATACTCAGTTCAACTTTACTGAAGATGAAGTTGCCTATCTGGTGGATAACAATGTCATCAAAGAATAGACACAATCAAAAGATTGGATCTGACATCACTAGGAGTGATGATAGGATTGATATTACAGGTGAAGTATTTACTCCACCATCTTTGTGTGACAAGATGATTCGTGGTATACCTAAAAAGGTTCTTAAAGATCCAACTTCTACCTTTTTAGATAATGCAGCAGGTAATGGTAACTTTGTTATTCAGTTAAAGAAGGTACTGATGAGGTATCATAGTAGAGATCATATTGTTAATAATATGTTGTATGCTGTAGAGTTTATGGAAGATAATCATAAAGAGATGTGTGAGAGATTAGGTGTGCCTGTAGATCATCCTCATTATGTTAATGCTGATGCATTGGAATATCATTATCGTTTTGATGGAACTATTGGTGACGTTACATTAGACCAGTTCTTCGAGTGACCCTATAATTGTATGCTATAATATGCATATGGAACTTCGTACACACCAAAAAGAAGCACTTGAGGTCATGAACCACAAGCGTAAGGGAATCATTTGTGTCCCCACTGGTGGTGGTAAGACGATGATTGCCATAGAGCATGCTAAGAAGTTGTTTGACAGACCTACATTCACTGGTCATAAGACCATTGTAGTTGTTGCTCCTAGACTTCTGCTTGCTAATCAGTTGTGTTCAGAATTTACTGAGCATATTATTAACGCATGTGTTCTACATGTTCATAGTGGAGATGCTGGTAACTACCACTCTACTACTAAACCTGATAAGATCTCTACATTTTGTTATTACTTTCGTAAGCAACATAGAATTATCTTTACTACCTATCACTCTTTGAAGAAGGTAGTTGAGTCAGGTGTCCATGTAGATGCCATTTACTTTGATGAAGCACATAACTCAGTACAGAAGAACTTTTACCCTTCTGTAAAACATTTTGCAACCAGAGTTTTTAGTGGGTGCTATTTCTTTACTGCTACTCCTAAGTTTAGCAGGACTGATAAGAGGGTTGGAATGAATGATGGTCTCTTTGGTGGGATTATCTACAATGTACCTGCACCCAAGTTAGTTGCGTCTGGTACTATTCTACCTCCAGAGATTAAGACTGTGAGTATTCCTGTTCCTAGAGAGAAGGATGATCATCATCTTGATTGTGAGACTCTCCTAGATCAGATTGTGAATGAAGATCACATGGAGAAGGTTCTAGTTGCTGCACCTAACACTAAGGTGATGATGAGGATGCTCAGTGAGACAGAATTCTGTTCCTTCCTTAAATGGTTAGGATATGATCTATTCTGGATTACTGCAAGGCATGGTGCTTTTATTAACAATAAGAAGGTATCTCGTGATGAGTTCTTTGATACCATGAAGGAATATGGAGAAGATCCTGATAAGAAGTTCGTTCTTCTACACTACTCAATCTTGAGTGAGGGTATCTCTGTTCCTGGTTTGACATCTCTTATTCTTCTTAGGAATATGAATGTCATTGAGATGTGTCAGTCTGTTGGTCGTGTTATTCGTCCTGCACCAGACAAGCAGTTTGGGAACATCGTTGTTCCTACTTATAGTAACAATGTTGGTATATCAACTGCTCGTCGTTTAGAGACTGTCTATGATACCGCCTTTGTCGAAGGCGATCCTGTTATTGCTAACATGAGATGACTAAACAACTTGATACAAAAGAATACATGGTAGATGGATGGGATCGTGGACCTCGTGGTTCTCACCCATTCAAACGTGGAAGTCTCCATAATAAGATAGGTATGGTCTTAATGTGGAGTTTCTACGGAATTGTAATAGCACAATTGATACATGCCTTTATAGTTCTCCCATTTTTTCCTATCTGGGCAGTTATATCTGCTATAATGGTATTGATGTCTATTGTTGTTATAGTTGCACCATGAATATCTTTGTCACCGATCCATCTCCAGTTAAGTCTGCTCAATGCTTACCCGATAAGCATGTAGTCAAGATGCCATTAGAATCATGTCAAATGCTTTCTATTGTTGCATCTCCTGAGTGGGGTCATGACTTTGGTTCTTTGCCTAAAGTTGATGGTACACCATATAAAACTGCTAAGGGTGCATTTCGCAATCATCCTTGCACTATTTGGGCACAAGACAACTATCGTTGGTTGATAGAGCATGCTCTTGCATTATGTGCTGAGTATACCCATCGTTACAACAAAGTTCATAGTTGTCAACATACTATAGAACATGCAGACAGTATATTTCCAAACAATGATTTCCCTAAAAGTTTCACGAGAGCAATGCCCGACGAGTTTAAATATGACTCAAGCATTGACACTTTTACTGCTTACAAGAATTACATTAGCAGCAAACCTTGGGTTGCATCTAATTATCTTCGTGA